GCCGACGCGCCCAGCGGCACCCTAACGAACGGCCGCGGTTCGGCAAGACGAGCAGCGCACGCTGGCCACAGGACCGTCGCCGCGCAGCCGAGCCCTTAGCTAGTGAAGCGTAATTTAAGAATGTGACCTTTCCGTCCTCGACACCGCCGTCCCGGCTGCTGCCCCGGCAGGATGCACGATTGGCTGGGTAAATTGACGGGCGGTGTTGACTGCCGACCACGTGCGAAATAGGTCACCCGCCCCCACGAGGAGGCGCCCATAGCTCCGGACGACAAGCGTGGCAATCGCAAGGCGAAAAAGCCCGAAGCTCCGAAGTTGAAGACCAGCACCTCGGCGCAGTTGACGAAAGGTTTGGTGGCCGCCAGGCCCGCTGCAGGATCGAAGAAGTAGGGGCAGCGCTCCGATTGGCTGGATGGCGCATCGGGGCCGTCCGGCCCTTCAGGCTTGCTCGTAGTTCGCTGACTCAGCGAAGAGATCGCTATCAGCCTGCCCCGATGTTCTCACGGTTCGTGGGAGCGTCCGATCTCACTAGCAATGGTTAAGGATCGGCGGCCCCGCCCGAAGCGTGGACGGCAGAGCTGCGCTGATAGATATTGCTATCCACACGCGGGGGAATCGGCGCCTATATAGGAAGCGGGAAGTAGCATGAGCGAGGCAACAGCTGGAGACGAGCTCGGAAAGCGTTTGGATGTTCGTGCCCGTTTGGAATACGCGCTGGCTGCCGTGTCAGTTCTCCGCTCACTGGAACTGACCAGCCGGACCATGCAGTATAAGCATTTGGGGCTCGCGATCGGCCTGATATCTCCCGAAATAGGTTGGAAGCCTTGGCATCGGCAGCAGATCGCAGAAATTTTGCAGGTCGTAGCCGCTGTTGAGCGGCAGGCTGGCCCCAAGACAGGCGCGGCGCCTATCCAGTTCGCGACGATTGTGACGGCTGAAGGTCAGCCTGGTGCCGGTGTCAGCCGTGACACGCGTATTGTCTCCACGGCTCAGCCGCCTTCAAGTTCAGACTGACGACGAAAAAACCCGAGTTGGCGAACCGGGCCGGTCAGGATCGCGATTTCGAGCCCTTCGAACCATAGAGGGAGTCAAAAACCGAGGCCATACCGCAAAAGCCTGCACAGGAAAGCCCGCCACGTTGCTGGATCGGGCAGGCTTTCAGCCTCGGACAAAGGTGTCACCGCGGAGCCCGAGGCTCTGATGGCGCCAGCTTTTGAGACGGACGCCGAGGCCAATTGTAGCGCTGCAGTGCAACAAGAAAACCCGCCTCCGCAGCGAGCCGGGCGGGCTGAAGTTGGCTCTCGGGAAGAGAGCTCAGACTAACGAGTCGACAGCCTGATGCTCTATCATGAGGCAATTTTCGTCACGATTGAAAATAAAAGCCCCGCGGCGGATCCGGCGGGGCTAAAGGGGTCTGCGAGGAGCCGCGGGGAGCATCGCACGCCTCTCACCAGCTGGCGTGGATCTTTCGGCGCGGGCCAGTTGCCGGAAGCTGCGAATAAATTATCGCTTCCGGATGCGCCACGCCCTCGTGGCCCTATTGCTGCTCAGCGGCCCCGCTCTGGCTGCCGAGCCCATCACCGGTCGCGCCTCCGTCACAGACGGCGATACTGTGGTGATCCAAGGGACCCGCGTCCGCCTATTCGGCCTCGACGCGCTGGAGAGCGTGCAGCGCTGCCAGGACGCGGCGGACAAGGATTATCGCTGCGGACGGCGAGCAGCGCTTGCCGACCGCGTCGGCGAGGCCCCGATCTCCTGCGAGCCTCGCGACACCGATCGTTACGGACGCACCGTTGCGGTTTGCCGGAAGGGCACCGAGGACCTGAATGCCTGGATGGTCGAGCAGAGCTACGCTGCGGCCTACCGGCGTTATTCCCGCGATTACGTGACGGCCGAGACGACCACGAGAGCTTGAAAGCACGGCCTCTGGGCAGGCTTGTTCGACCCGCCCTCGGACTGGCGGCGCGTCAAGGGAGCCGGAGGCGTCGAAATCCGACCCGCGATGGAGAAGGCTCCGGCGGCGACGCCTGCGCCTGCGTTGGCCGCTTGCGCGATCAAGGGCAACATCGCGCATGGGTGACAAGATCTATCATCTGTCGAAGAGCCGAGATTACGATCGGACCACAATCGACAGTGGAGCGGGCGAGCGCACATTCTGTAGCGAAGACGAGGCGAAGGCAGCAGGTTCGCGGGCACCACGGGGGTAAACCAGCCGTAGGAGCCAACCTTCGGCGTGAGCGAACAACTTTGCGACCAGATTTTGGCCCTTCGTCTTAGCGAGCACTTCTTAGATACAGGTTGGCGGAAAATAAGACCTAAAATAAATACCCTCATAACCCTGCGAACTCGAATATACAATATATAATCTGCTTAGTACGCATTCCATATACAACACATAGGCGCTTCTATGTGAACCTACTGTGGCGGATATAAATTATATCTACATTGAACAACGGATGTGCTCGATCTATCTGAGGCTTCATTATAAAAAAGAGGCCTACGGTGAATGTTATTATGCAAGTATATTAATTGTCGCAATCGAACCAATGTGACATGAATGCAACGTTCGATTTCAAACTTTCGTTGTCTTATTGCGTAGAGGTCCCGCCAGTGTAACGCTCGAAAAGTACGCGAAGGGGCACTTTAAATGATTCGGTTTAGATTTTTATCAGTCGTCGCCGGTGTTGCAATATGCACGGCACCTGGTCTAGCGATCTCGCAAGAAAGAACATTTACATTCAAGGAGATTGACAAAAATAAAACACTTGGAGATGTTGTTGTAGCTAAAAAAGATCCCTGCCCGTTCATTTCTATTGACGGTAAGATATACGAGGCTTGTCCGAATTTTAAATTCGACGGACTTGACAGTGCGATAGCCAGGTTTCAGGCTAAGTAGAATGTTCAATTACCGCCTATCGCTTGCTACTTGCTTTGTGGCGGCCATCATTTTGAGCGGGTGCGGCCTGTCTGCGCCAAAAATCCATGAGATATGGGATGACGCTGACAGCACAAAGCAAATCGAGTTTGGGATTAAGAAGCGTGTTTACTGTGATTTGAAACGAGGTATTCAGGATATAAACCATAAATTCGGCTTCGGTCTCAATAATCGCGACACCGGAAGAATAACAAAAAAACAATTTATCCCAGATAATTGGGGTGTCCTTGTCAGTCTTTCTCTGCAGGTAGACGAGGGAACCAGTATCAATCCCGGATTGAGTATTAGAGAGCCGCTTGCAAGCGGGATAACGAGATTTCCCGCGGGAAATGTCATAACACCGCAATCTTTTTCACTCGGTCTTGGAGCCAACGTATCGTCAACGGCCACAAGAACGGACAAGTTTGATGCCTATTATACCGTAGGCTTTCTTATGAAGAAAGACTCCGACCAGTCTGTCTGCCTAGAGAAGAATGATCCCTTTCTGAAAAATAACGAGATCTCATCAAAGAGCTCCCCGTTAATAATAAGTTATCTAGGTATTGAGCAGTGGTTAGCTGATGCTATGTTCACAAATAGCCTTCTGCCATCTGACAATCCCGCAAAAGCAGCAAAAGCAACAGATGCAGTTACTTATGAAATAAAATTTGTTTTAGTATCAAACGGCAACATCAATCCTACCTGGCAGCTTGTCCGTTTTTCAGCCAACGTTGGAAGTCTACCGTTATTTTCTACTGGACGGAGCAGGACGCATTCTCTGATAGTGACGTTAGGGCCTCCGAAGGGCGAAACAAGCCAAACACACTTTGCTTCTCAAATTGGCCAATCTGTTGCTGCTGCTAATCGCGCTTTGCTGCTGCCCTAGATTTCGGTCGCATGCTATCAGAGGTAATCTGACGCTTGGTTCCCCGTCGACGGGGTTTGCTGTGAATGAAGGTTGCGTAAGACGCAGCCTAAAGCTGAAATGATAGAACAGCTTTCAACGCAAATCATGGGCGTGCGCAAAGAAAGGGGTTCACACAAGCCAGATGCCGGCCCTTTGGCGTAGCCAGAGTTGCTTAGATAAAGAACCTTTCACGCCTGTCGACGAAATCGGCGTTTTCAGACAGTCTCGGTCACAAGCCGAACGTCCGCTTCGCGGCGAAAAAACAGGGTCCGGCTTCCACCGGTTCCGGCTGTAGGTCTCTGCTTCACCGATCTGCCTACAAACGGATCTTCCCAAAGACAGCAAAGAAGTGAGAGTTGACCCAAAGAACCTGACGTAATAAGTGAAAACGACAATATTTGATGCGATTGCGTCCCCCAACTTCTTTCAGAATACGGTGAAACGTATCCGGCGGATCGAGTTATACGCCGGGGTGAGCGACGCCGGCACCCGGCCCGAAGTAGGTTCTACCTGCCCCGTGCAATCCGCCCGGCTTCGAGGATCGCGCGAGCCGCCAACACGTCCCGGAACGTCGCGACGGACATGCCTGTGCGGATCGCCTCGCCTGCCTCGGCCGACGCCCCGACGGGGCTCGCGAGCGCGATGATCGCTTGCATACGCTCCCGGTCGGCTAGGACGGCGGCCGACGGGGGCGGCACGATGGACTTCGGGGGAGCCGGTGGTACGACCGGCTTCGGCGGGACCGTTGCCGCAGGAGCGGCGGGCGTCTCGCCCTCGATCAGCATCCCGTATTTCCGAGCGTTTGCCTTCAACGTCTCGCCGCCGCCCGGCAAAAGGCACCAGTCGGACAGGGTCGGGTGCGGCTTGGCGATCTGTCCGTTGTAAAAGATCTTCATTCTCGTTTCCTCTCTCAGTCGCTCAACAGACCGCGTTGTTCGGACTCGTACCTTTCGAGCACGCGGCGAACGGCGCGCTCGGCCTCGCGGGCGATATCGGCGTTCCCGCCCCCGCCGCCCTGAATGTGCATCTGAACGTTGAGGTCGCCGCGCGTGACGTGCGTCGTGTTCGACGAGCCCCCCGCCCCGGCCTGCCCTACGTCGCTCGCCGACGGCGCCCGAAGCCCGGTCTTGGCTTCGAGACTCCCGGCCGATGCGAGGCGGCGATAAGAGTTGTTCGTCTCGATCCTGCCGGCGCTGCTCGGAACGAAGATCTCCGGGCCACGCTCGCCGACGAGGTACGGTGCGCGCGAACGAACCGGGCCGCCAAGAGCGCGAGCCTGAAGCGGAGCGGGAGCCGCCGGGCGGGCGGCAGGGCCGCCACCACCGAGACCAATCGCGCCTTTCGCCTTCGCCCACGCAGCCGAGGCCGCATCGCCGACCGCCGACGCGAGCCGGCCAGCGGCTCCCGTGATGCCGCTCACGATCCCGTCGATCAGCGCCGACCCGAGGCTCGACCAGTCGACCGCCTTGAACGCGGTCCAGCCCTGTTGCGCGAGGTTCGTCATCGCCGACGCGAACTGACCGGCGACGGCGGCGACCTGACCGGGGAGCGCCGTGATCGCGTTCACGACCGCCGCGGCGGCCTGACCGGCGCCCTCCCCCCAGGACTTCCACTTCTGACCGCCCGCGTCGATCGGGCCGAGCACGTTATTGATCGCCGTCCATACGGACTGCAGTCCCGAGACGATCGAGGTCACGGCCCCGGCCGCGCCAGGGCCGAGCGCCTTCATGAACGCCTCGCCGAACGACGAGAAGAACGTGACGATCCCGGCCGAGTTATTCGAGATCCAAAGGCCGAGCGCGGCGAACCCGGCGACGAGCGCCGTGATAACGAGGCCGACTGGGTTTGCGACGAGCCCGAGCAGCGCGACGCCGATCGCGCGAAGGGCGACGAGCGGGAACATCAGCACGGCACGGCCGAAGCTCAGGATCGAGGCGCCAAGGGCCGCCAGGACAGCCCGAGAGCCGCCGACGGCGCCGAGAGCGATAAGACCCGCGGCCATGGCGCGAAGCCGGCCCACGGCCCCCGCACCGGCCGCAAGCGACACGGCGGCGATCCCCTTCGCCACGGAAATCAGCCGGGTCGCGAGCCCAAGGGTCGCGGCGTTGCCGAGCAAGAGCAAGCCCCGCGCGAGAAGCGCCACGCCGCGCACTCCCGCGCCGCCAAGCATCATCAGCGGGCCGAGCGCGATCAGGCCGACGCCCAGTGCGCCGAGAGCGCCCGTCACCTTCGGACTGGCAGTCGCGAGTTCGCCGATCGCGTCGGACAGGACGCGAATGCCTTTTGCCGCCGTCGGGAACACGGCCCGACCGAAGGACACGGACAACGCTTCGAGCGCGGCACTCAAGTCATAAACGGCGCCGACGATCCCCTTGATCATCGTCCCCATGCGGGCTTGAGTGTAGCCAGGGGACTCCGTCTCGACCTTCTTAATCAGGTCGGGAAGGACCGACTGAAGGATCGCCATATACCGGGAGGCGTGACGGCCTTCGAGGATCGTCGCCACGTCGCCGAGACCGACTTCGCCCTTGTCGAACTTCGCCTTCAGGTCATTGAAGAACTTCACAATGTCGATCTTCGAGCCCGCGGCGACGATCGACGACTGCACGTTCTCCGTGAGGGTCTTCGTGTCGATCGTGCTCGACCCGGCATTCGCGACGCCGGCCTGAACGACCTTCGTGATCGCCTGCGCAAGCTTGACCGGCGAACCGGCGAGCTTCGGGTTCTTCAAGAGCTTGTCGATCTGAGTCTGAACCGGCTTCGCGTCGAGTCCGTCGGCCGAGAGCCCGGCGACGATGTTGCCCGACGTGAGTTTCCGCTTCCCGCCCGTGTAGTCGCCGAGCTTCATTCCGACGCGTTCCATCGCGGCGAGACCCTTCGCGGGCATCTTCACCATGCGGACAATCGCCGAACGCAACGCGACACCCGCATCGGAGCCAACCGACCCGTTCTTCGCCATCGCCATCGTGAGAGCGGTCGCCTGCTCAAGCGGCACGCCAGCGGCCGACGCGGCGCCGCCGATGTAGCGGTAAGCCTCGCCCATGTCGCGAAGGCTGGCTGTGGTCTTCACGGCAGCATAGGTCATCTGATCCGAGACGCGGTTCGCCGACGCCATGGACTGCTCATAGGTCTTCATCGGAAGCTGAAACGAGTTAATCGTTCGAGCCATCATGTTCCCGACCTCGGCCGGGCTCATCTCGCCGAGAACCGCGGTCGCGAGCGTCTGATCGAGCGCGCCCTTCATCGAGTCGAACTCGAAGCCGCCCTTCAGCATCTCGTTTCCGGTATTGATGATACCGGTCAGCGACTGAGGGTATTTCTTGTTGAGTTCGTTGGCGTAAAGCTCAAGTTCTTTGCGCTGCTGAGCGGTGGCGTCGCCGAGAGCTTCGAGGGCGTTGCCGGCCTTCTCGAAATCGAACGCCGCCTTCGCGGCTCCGATCCCGAGCAGGCCCAGGGGTGCGGACACGGCGGCCGTGACGCCCCGGCCGGTGTCCTGAAGCCGCTTCCCGGCGGCGGCGACGCCGCGGCTGGCGCTATTGACGGCGGCCGAGACGCCCGCGTTGACCCCGGACAGGCCGCGGCCGAGCGTGGCGATCTTGCTCTTCGCCCCGTCGACGGCCTTCCCCAGGCTCGGCGAGAGCCGGCCACCGATATCGACGAAGACAGAAAACTGTTTCGCCATCAAAGCACCTGATCGAGCAGGCGGCTCACGACGTTCCCGACGCGCTCGGCGTCGGCTTCGTCAAGAGCGTAGATGACGGCCGCGGGCACTCCGGCAAGGCGCGCGGCCAGCCCGATCCCGACTTCGCCGTCGAAGCCACCGCGGACGGCCCCCACGTCGCGGCGTTTGAGGTCGCGCAGATACAGCGCGTCGTGACGCACTCCGTCGATGACGACGGGGGCGGCGAGCGGAATGGTGAGCCGCGGGGCCATGACTATGCCTCCCGCGGCCAATGGTGCTTGCCGCCAATGCGGCCCGGAGGAAGGCGGATCTCGCCGAGCGACGGCAGGTGCTTGTCGGGGCGCTTCCGGCCAGGGCGGCGGATCTCGCGCTTCTCCATCCTAGTCGGATAGATCGACGCCATGTCTCCCTGCCGATCCCGGCGAAGCTGGGTCACGCGGGTCCACTCGCCGCCGACCTTCTCCTGAAGCTCGTCGACAAACTCGACCCGATCCGGGTCCTGCTTGCCGGCTTCGAACCGGAAGCGCTCGTCGACCGTGGAAACGGCCTCGTCGCGCCGGCCCGCTTCTTTGAGCGCGCGGTTCGTCTCGCTGACTTCCCGATCGAGGGCTTCCTTCGCGGCCAGGACGGCGGAGAGTTGCGCGGCGAGGCCATCATAGGCGACGAGCAGCTTCGCACCCTCCGTCTGAGCCTTGCGGTCTGTCGCCTCGCGGCGCGCCGTAAGGGCGGCGGTCGCCTCGCGGGCGAGAGCTTCGGAATGGGCCTCGGCGAGCGCCGCAGATGCGTTCTCGGCTGTTTCGACTTCGGCCCGAGCCAATGCGGCGTCGGATTCGGCTGCCACGATCCCGGCCGGATCGAGGGCGTCGCGAGCAGCCCGACGCTTGGCTGCGGCGGCCTCTACGCGGGCCTTCGCCGACGCGAGCGCGCTGTGGCGGTTCTCGATCTCGGCGGCGATCTCAGCGGACTGGAGCGGTGCGGACGAGCGGGTGCGGCGCCCGAAAACGGTGTCTAGGATACTCACGAGCGGAGCCCCCCTTCGACTGCGGGGTGATCGTTCGAGGCACCGCGCACGAGCAGGCCCGAGGCGGGTGAGACGAGTTCGGCCGAGACCTTGGCGATGGTCGCAGTTGCGCTGGCGATCCGGCGGCGAAGCTCGGCGATATCGGCCGCAACCAAGCTCTCGCGGCCCATGACGGCGTTCGAAGCGGCGGCCAGTTCGTGAGCGGCCCAGGCGAGACTCCGAGACGCGCTATCGATGACGGCGTTCGGGCGACGGGTGCCGCTCGAAGGCGGCCGCGGGGAGAAAGACATTGTCGACTATCCTCAGGACCGGACTTGTTGCCGGCATGCGGAGAGTCGCCCGTGGCGCGTTCGCCGGGGAGGCTGTTTGAATCGCCTCCAACGCAAAAAGGCGGACGATCCGAAGATCGCCCGCGAAGTTTGTGCCTGAGGAAGGACGGGAAGAAGATGCCCGCACGGCGTATCTCGCGCGGGATAGATTCGGTCGCCATAAACAACAGAAGGCGAGCCGCCCGCCGACGACCCGCCTTCCCGAAACCGGCTGCACGCCTCATCGGGCGCCGGAAGCGGCCTTCAATGCTCTTGGGCGTGCTGCCGATAGGCGATCTCGAAGGCAAGCTTGATCGATTCCGGCATGGTGAGATCGAGCCGTTTGGCGATGGGGCGAAGCTCTTCGACGATGGCCTCGGGAAGTGCCCGTTCGGTAGGAATTGGAACGAACTCGAAGTTCAAGAAGCCGAGTACGGCCGAGATGCTTTCGAGGTTGGGGCGGTTCTTATGGCGCCATGCCTTGATGGTGGGCCTGTTGATTCCGCTTCCGGCTTCGAGCCGATCGTAAGTCACGTTCTGACGATTCATCTCAGCGAAGACGAGCTTCACATGAGGGCCGACCCGCTCGGGGACGGTCACGGTCGAACGACGAGGCGGCGGCGGGGCCGGGTGGCGACGGGAATGTTTGAGATGTGCGGGCATGGGGCGATTTTGAGTATCGCCGGAGGTATTTGGGAGGCTATTATCATCGCGCTGAAGCGTAGGGTCTATAATGGACGATGACGATCGCAAAATACCGAAGCTTGGACCGAACGCGACCGATCGGATCGCTGCGGTATCGCGAGCCGCGGCTAGTCTAGTACCTCTCGCGGGAGGGGCGCTGGCAGAAATGGTTAATGAGTTCATACCTAATCAGCGCGTAGACCGCATAGAGAAATTTATATCGTATCTCCATGAAGAAATACGGCTCAGAGCTATTCCTGATGAAAAATTAAAAACATCGGAAAGTGCCGACTTTATAGTACAGGGCGGGGACCAAGCCGTACGGGCCCCCTCGGAAGAAAGAATTATATATCTCGCTAGATGTGTCGCCGAAGGGATCTCAGCTGAAGATCAAAATAAAGCTGACGAACGGCGCTTGATTGCATTGATATCCGATCTCGACGATCGAGATTTTCTTATTCTGAGGAGCTATGACAGCAGAAGCCAATACGATCCAAGCGTCGCCCCGCGTCAAGTGGTGGTCGGGTCGGAGGAAAACGAAAGAATATCATATCAGCTTTACGAGGCCGCCCTCGAAAGATTGGAGCGATACGGATTGCTCAAGCTGCACATCACGACTGATATGGATACGCGAATGCCTAGGTTCAATCGGTTCTCCGGCAAGCCGGAGGGTTACAGAATGCTTTCGGCGCTCGGTCGGCGCGTTCTGACTAGAGTTGGACTGTTGCCACCTTTAGAAGAAAATATAGTACCGCCGCGGGTAGATATATTCGGTTCGGACGGTCAGCATATCGATAATGAGTCGCCGTTCGGAGTTGCGGAGTCATAAGATTTTGATTTTTTTGCTTGCTCTAGACAGGTTTGGCGCTTGCGCGTCACCCTCACCCCGCCCCCTCGCGGAAGGACCCTGTTGCTTTTTTGTCACGCATCCGCAACTGGAATGCTGCATTGTATTAATGCAACACTCGCTGCATGTTGCTCGTCAGCCCCCGATCGTCTCAAGCCGCATCAAGCATCAACGCGAAGGCTTCAGCACGCTCGACGACGTGACGCCCAACTCGCTCAAGTGAGGGTCGCCACGAAGCCGCGCCCTTCTTTGTGGTGACCCGCTCGATCGGCCCGAGCCCGCGGTCGTTCATCCAGCGCTTCAGAGCATTCGGTCCTTTCGGCCCGTTCGGCAGCACGGCGATCTCGGTCGCAGCGAAACGGCCCGCGCGCTTTGCCTCGACGAGGCTGACGCTCACCCCAAGGTCTAAGAGAGAATCCTTCTTAGACCTAAGGGTGAGCCTCACGGCCTCAGACATATTCTGAGCCGCTTTCGGGCTCGACGCGAGATCCGGGAACACGGCCTGCATATCCGAGGCGGCGGTGAGGATGACGCCCTCGGCCGCCATGTCGGCCCACGAACCCAAGCGGTTCCGATCCCATTCCTCAATCCGGTCGACCGTGATCGGCAAAGGCATGTCCGAGACGATATCTAGGAAGAACGGCTCGTCGGCCTTGCGGCGCAGCGGGCGAAGTCGACCGACCGCTTGGATCAACTGTCCCTCGCAGACCTGCCACCGAAGCGCCTCGACGACGGGGTCGGCATGCCGGTACCGCTCGATCTGATGGGTCGACCCGTCCCTGAGTCGGATCGCGCCGGGGACGCGAGGGTACCAGCGGAACTTGCCCGGCTCGGCGCCTTCGGGCGCGACGGGGATGCCCGTGAGCACCCCGGCGTCGGCTTCCATCGCCAAGATCTGCGGTATCGCCTGACCGATCGCGATCAGCCCGGCGACCTTCTCCATATCGTTCCGACCCGAGAGGCCGTTGAAATGGCCGAGCACGACATTCGACGGCAGGCCCATATCGCCGAGGCGTTGTTCGACCGCCTTCTGCGCAACGACCGCGATCCCCCGAGGGTACGCTAACGCCGCGCGAAGCACGATCAAACGGCGAAGATCGTCGAGGATGCGCACGTTGCCCTCGCTCTTCTCGGTCAACCCGAGCTTCGTCGACGAGACAGGCGCGCCGATGATCTGGCGCACGAAGCCGTGCGGGCTCCACTCGGCGGCGATCGACGCGATCTCGCCGACTTCGAGGCCAAGCACAGGCTCGATCACGCTTGCGGGGGGCGCTGTTGCGTCGAGCATGAGGGTCGGCGCGTGCCACGACTCATGAACGGTGGTGAGTGGCCGAATCTCGATCATCCGCACGCTCGTCTCAGGATCAAGAGCAAGCCGCACGCGCCCGCTCTCGGCAGTGCCTGAGTCGAGGAACGCGGCAATTTCCCGCCAGAGTGCGCCTAGGCCGCGCGCGAGCCGGTTGCCCGCGCCTGCTGCTTTGGCGAGCCGCTTCCGCTCAGCCGGGTTGGTAACGGGCGTGATCTCCGAGTCCTCGACGCAAGCGGCTTCATATCGACTGGCCTGAAATGCATCGTCGACCGTAAGCCCGGCCGCCAGTAGCGCCGCGCGAGACAGCGGGCCGTCCCCCGAATTGCGCGCGGCCTCGATCAACGCATACCGCCACGCGTGCATCTTGTCGGCGTTCTCAGGCCCGGTCAGGGTACGGGCGTTCTCGATCGCGTCGCGCGAGAGCGAGACCGCTTTTTGAGGAATGCCGCCCGAGGCGAACGCCTCGTCGATCACGAGCGCGTCGACCTCCCCGATCGGCCTCGGGAGCGGCATGAAGAGCATCGCGTGTGTCACGATCCAAACCTGAGGGTCGGCATCACGCTGCCGCACGTACCCACACGAGTCATGAAGGGGGCAGCGCACGAACCGGCCGGTCTTCAGATCTTTCTGCTCGCATACGGTCTCGGCGATGCTCCACGCGCCGGCATCGCGGGCGTCGGCGACGGCTGTCCGGTTCCGGCACATGTACTCGGCGGAAGTGTCGGGGTCGGGCTGATCCCGGCCGCGCCAAACATGCGCCGTGACGCCGGCCTTCGCGAGGGCCACCGCAAGCTGATCGCCCAGGTCGACGCGCGGAACCGCGAACTTGACGCGCAGGCCGGCGCGGACGGCGCGAACCGCGGCCTCCACGGCGGCATGAGTCTTCCCGACCCCCGCCTCGATCCGGGCGAGCGAGACGGGCGGGATCGGCGCGAGAAGAACACCACCGCCGTTGAAGATCGCGAGTGCGTTCCGATACTCAGGCGCGCCGCGATTAAAAAACCGGTCGATCAAGCTGCGGGCGGCGGCTTCGGCCTCAGCAAGCGGCCGAGCATCATCGGCATAGGTCGGCGAGACGATCTCACGCTTCGGCGGGAGCTTAACAAGGCCGCGCTTCACCCGATCGAGCGTCGTGCGAGCATGAGTCTCGGCTTCAGCGCGGGTCCATTCTTTGCCGCCAACAACAGTCCGAGCGGTCGCGCAAAACGCGTCCCAGGCGGCATCGGTCAGACATTCGAGGGTCAGCCGATCGCCGCGCTCGGAAAGCCCGCACGCGGCCCGCCACACGACGTTTGACATGTGCTGCTCGCGGCCATCGATCACGAACCCATCAGCATCGCGCACGACCTTGGCCGATCCGGCTCCGCCGGTCCGCTTGCGCCCGCTCCCGGTCGCGGAAAGGGGGAGGACGCCATTTACGAGGCTCAGGAAGGCCGAGACCTCCTCGGCCGTGATCTCGGGTGCCCCCTCAGGCGATGCCGTCAGCGGGCTTTCTCCGAGCCACCGATACGGGCGTCTCGTGACGCGATGAATCCCAAAGGCGACGAACTGAGATCCGACGGCCTGAATGTCGATCCCGTCGCCCGCTCCGTTCAGCGCCTTGTGCGCTGACTTCGGCATTTCCTCTGCCGCGCGATAAACGAGCATCCGCCGGGGGGCGCGACCCTCGCGGACGAACGGCGTCGGTCCGAAGACCGAGACTGCCATACCCTCGATCTCGTCGACGAGCATCGGATCGCTCACGTCGATATCGATGCCAATGACCGAACCGCACGGGATGCCGGTTCCCTCTGCGTCAGGATATCGGCGCGCTACCGACTCGATCTCGCGTAGGAGCGGCAGGGGTGCCTTTTCATCATAGACGGCGTGACGCTGCCAATCCCGGATCGCGGGGCGCTTCCCGTCGGATTGGTGCTCGCCGTCGTGCGGCGTGATCGGTATTGACGGCCATCCATTCCCGCGCAGGCGGAGACGGACTTCGAGCGCAGTCAGCCGCTCGACGCCGGAGCGTGCGGGTTCGGAGGTCATGGCGGCCCTAGACCGTCGCCAGGGCGGCGCAGTGGGTTTCCTGAGCCTTGGCCGCGAGGCGCGCTTTCTCGCGGTCCCTCAAGATCTTCAGGGCTTTCCTGGGCGGCCTCCCCATCAGGCAGACTGCGAACATGATACCGGCGTCCGGAAGATCCCAGTACGGCCCGAGCTTCGGATCGCGGGCGTCGATCATGTCCCAAGCACGACCGAACGCGATCTCGAAGGGGTAGTGCTTGCTGTAATTTCGATAAAAGAATGGGACACGCTCGCGCCAGCCGGAGCGGAACACGATTGTCATGCAGTGAGCTTCAAGAAGATCGGAGTGCTCGTGCTCGCCCGCCGCGTCGGAATAGCGCCACTCACGGATCAGGTACCCAGCCTGGGGATACTTCTCGAAGAACTCCACGTCGTCGGCATCATGCGACCCAATCCTGGAAGAATCCGGAGGGCGATCGTTTCGATCGCATTCCTCGTCAGTAATTACGAAAAGGGCTTGCTGCCTTTCGACGAATTTGATACCCATTCTGACACCCAGAGTTGATTAGTTACGAGATCTGAAGCCTTCGGCGCGCCACACGCCGGGGGCTTCTTCGTTTGCGTTATGAGGAAGCGGACGCCGCGATCGCAGTGCGGCGACGAGGGCGGAACCGGTCGGGCGTAACGGCCGGCGCCTTGTCGATCAGCGCGGCCCAATCCTCAGCCATGACGAACGTCGAGCGCCCGATACGCTTCGCGACAAGATCTCCGCTGCGGATCAGGTTGTAGATCGTGCTCCGCTTGAATGGTCCCATCGTCGCAAGTTCGGTTATCCGGTAAGCCTTCGTCATTTCAGAGTCCTATCGTCCAATTTCAGCTATCCTGCGCGCCGCGAATAATATCGTCAACCGAAAGTCTTTCTGTGATTGAAAAGCCGAGCAGAATTTCTGCCCGGCTCATGTTCAATATATACTTGCTAGAAACTTGAGTTTCTGAGGCGTTACCCGCGATCGGCGGCGGGCTCGTTTCGGATGGACGCCGCCAGCGCGCGGAGTGCTTTTGCGGCAAGGGCGGCGTCGCTCAATCCGATCGTTACAGCGTCGGTCTTCTCGACCGTCTCAAGGTACTCGGCCAGTTCGAGGGCGGCGCTCTGGATTTCGGACATGAGATCTCCTTCGGCGCACTCGCGTGCGTCCGTGATACGCCCGGCGGGATGCTCGGGCTCGATGATGCAATGATGTTTGAGTCGAATGCCGGTGGAGTCGAAAGACGCCCCGGCGATAGTCTAGGCCGCGCGCCGTTCTTTCTCAGCGACCCACGCCAGGATCGCCGTGCGACGGGCGTAAATCTTTCCTCCGATCTTGAAGGACGGAAAGCCGTGATGCTCGATAATGTGATAAATCTTCCGACGCGTTTTCGCGTCCTGAGCGCCGAAAAGGAACTTCGCGATCGGGCCGGCGCCTTGGATCATATCGTCGGCGAGGGCCACGGGGGCGTCTGCAATTTGCATTCTACATCCTCAATGCTTCGCCTACCTGCCACGGAGTCCGGTGCGTGAAGGCGGCGGTGATACTCAGTTCGCGACCCGGCGGGTCACAACCCTTTTGCAAGGGTCGCCAGTACTTGAATATCCATTCAGCTCCGTCAAAATCACCCGAAATCTCGACTTCGTATTCCGGTCTTTTCAATTTGATCTCCAATTCTATGTTTGATGTTCCCGAGAACGAGCCGTTTTGAAAACCCGTGATGAACTCGATCAAGAACTCGCCAAACGTTGTATGCTTCGAAATACCAGGTAGGCTGCCTTTTGACGATCTTCTCGGATCGAGAACGAGAGTCGTGTAGTTCTTGACCGCCGCAACGCTGTTTTGCACTTGATCTGATCCGGCGACTGCGATGATCAAATTCGACGCGTCTCCAGGCGTCATACGCGCCGCCGCCCTTCCGCGACCTCCCTTGGTCCGCAATCCGGCGGTCAATAGATTGCGGTCGTGTGTGACGACGGTCGCAACGTCGACGCCGAGCGCGTCGGCGACGCTCTCGATCAGCTTCATTGGGCTCGCCACGCTTCGACTTCCGTTCTTCTCGTTCCGTTCATTGTTAATATTTCCGAATGGGCTTGCCTGTCAAGCGTCATTCGAACATATTCCGAATGGGTGCGGCGCCGCTGCGCTCGAATGAAGGAACGACAACAATGGCAAGCGTCAGAAAACGATCATGGGCGACCTCGAAAGGAGAGAGGCGCACGGCATGGTCCGTCGACTTCGTCGACGCCTCGGGCGCTCGGCAGAGGCGTCAGTTCGATACGAAGCGAGAGGCCGACGCCTTCCGCGTCGAGGCCGAGGGGCAGGTTCGGGCCGGGACGTTCAGGCCCGAGGCCGACAAGGTCGCGATCAGCACGGTCGTCGATCAGTACCTCGCCGAATGCCGCGGACGGATGGAGCGCGGCGAGAGGATGACCCGACACCACTTCGAGACCGTCGAGGGATTGATCCGCAATCACGTTCTAAACGTCGAGTACGGCGTCGGCGGTGTGAAGCTTGCCCACCTCACGGCCTCGAAAGTGCGAGCCTTTCGCGACCGTCTGCGCATGGCCGGCGTTTCGGTTCCGCTTACTCGCAAGGTGCTCGGCGCCCTTTCCCGCGTCTTGGGCCACGCGGTTGCGACCGATCTTATTGCCGTCAACGCGGCGCAAAAGATCGAGGTCATCGCCCGCCGCGATCAGGGGTCGAAAAAGGTCGTGCCCCCATCGAAGGCCGACTTGCAAACCCTGCTCGCGGCGGCCGACGCAGACTTCCGGCTTATGATCCTCTTCGCCGCGGCGAGTGGCCTACGGGCCGGGGAGTTATGGGCGCTCCGCTGGCGGCATATCGACTTCACGGCATGCGAGATCACTGTCGAGACGCGTGTTGACCGGTTCAAGACGGAAGGGTCGACAAAAAGTGATGCGGGTGTGCGGGCAGTCCCTCTCGGTGCGGATCTCGGCCAAATCCTGAAGGCATGGCGCCTGAAATCTCGCTTCTCGAAAGCGGGCGATCTCGTGTTCCCCAACGGTCGCGGGGGATACGTCAATCACGACAACCAGATGCATCGGCTGTTCCGGCCGCTCTGCCTTTCGACCGGGATCGCGGCTCTCCGCTGGCACTCGCTTCGCCACTTCGCGATTTCGACGTGGATCGAAGCCGGTTTGTCGCCGAAAACCGTTCAGACGTTCGCAGGACACTCGTCGCTGGAAATGACGATGGATCGCTACGGACACCTCTTTCCGAGCGAGACCCATAAAAATGCCTTTGACGCGATTGCGGCAAGCCTGCTAAATCCCCCCGGCACACAAACGGCACATGGCGAGATTGGACCTCAATCCCTAGCTTGCTAAGTCATTGTGATTGTTCGTGTCCGCGGGCGTAGTTCAGTGGTAGAACGTCAGCTTCCCAAGCTGAATGTCGTCGGTTCGATCCCGATCGCC